TATTTCATCATTTTTTATTGAAATTGTGTTTTTATATTCATTAATTCTTGCATCACGTCTAAGTAATTGCTTACCTTGAGCGCCAGTTTTATCGTACATACTGGCACCGCGTTCAACTCCAACAGCACGTAATATTCTCTGGTTAGTGGCTGTTACTACTCCAGTAAGAGCTACGCCACCAGCTCCAAAAGCAAGTTTCATGTCACCTACTCCAGGGGTTGCGATTGAAGCAACAGCACCAGCAACAGGTGTACTAACAGAACGTGGTACTCCTAAAAAATCACCAGCAGATTCAATTCCACTAGCAATGGTATCAGATAATTGGTTTTCAACTCTAGCTAAATTTTCTGGGGATACAGCAATTTTTCTATCTAATTCTGTTGGTTTAGGTTGTTGTTCTGGTGTAAAACTTTCTCTTACTTCTGTTAAAAACGTAGGTACTTGGCGAGCTGCACCATTAATAAATTGCAAGCCTAAGCCAAAATTGCGTTGCACGTTTTGTGCAAGACCACTAAGTGCTTCAAGTGGGTTTATAGGAGTTGTAAAATCTAAACCCAATGGGTTGTTTTCATCCATTAATTAATATACTCCATAATTAGTTTTTCACGGAGTCTATTAACTCCAAATTTGTCTCTCATCCAACTAAGGACGGGTGTACTTCCTTTATCCTGATTACATCTGGTACAGGCGCATACAACATTCGTTGCGACATCCTCTCCGCCACGTGCGCGAGGATGAACATGATCGATAGATAGTTGACTAAGGTCATAGGTTTTTCCGCAATAAATACAAGTATGGTCAAAGTGTTCCTTAATAGAGCGCCTCCACAGACGCTTAGCTTCTGGTGAGGTCATGGCTATTAAGTTGTAGAGGTAATCGTTAGGGGTAGGAAGTAGTGGGGTCATGCGCGTCCTTTACGTGCTCTGTTTTTTGATGCTGCTTCGAGGAATGTCTTTCCATTTTTCTTATGGGATACATCCTTGCCATCACCGTTTCCGTAGGTTCCACGTTTACGGTTTTCTTTATTTAATGAAGATCGTTTAGCGATCTGTAATTTACTAGAATCATATTTCTTTTGATATGATTTATAGTTACCATTAGCGTATTTTGGACCGCTATGACTAGAGCTTCGCGCCATATAGTCTCCGTTGTACAAGTTCAGGATCAACAGTCGGCATAATAGATGCTAATTTATCTAGTGGGTTACCTTCAAAAGCGACACCACTAATATCATTTTTAGCTAACCAATCACAAGCTGCTTTTAAATCTTGAGTAGAAGCCTCACCCGATTTAATACGGGCAAGGAATTCTTTTGTGACAAGATTATGCAACTCATTGAACTGGTCTTCAGTTGCTTTCTTGTTCGGCATTAGCTTTTTTAACTTTTGTTTTTTTAGCTTTAGGTGCTTTAATTTCGTAACGAACTTCATTAGGTTCATGTACAAGATGTGATTCAGCACGTACTGCTTGCGCTTCTGTTTCGTATTCACCTAACACTTTTTCGGTGTACAAATCGATTAGTTTGTAAGTCATTAATTCCTCAATACTATTTGATCTAATTTATTTTCGATGCGTATCATATGGTCCTCCATACGTTGCACCATTACTGATAAATCAGCTTTGGATACATAATCTTGAGCTACATTTAATTCAAGGGTATCAATACGTCTATCAAGACCACTAATGCGATCATGTACGTTATTTATTCTGTTGTGTAGTCTGTTATTTAATGCTGCACCGCCTGCGATACAAGCAATGACAACAGACACTATTGCTTCCATTTATTCAAGAGCCACGATTGGTACAATGTCATTACATAAAATTTCTACGCGAGATCCAGGTCTAAAAGTAAACCCAGTCTTCATAATTTCCGTACACTTAAGTGCTCTAACTAGTTCGTAGTCAAGACGCATCTTTTGTTCGTGTTTACGGGCGATAGCTTTACAGGTTTCTATCATGCCGCCATCTAGCGGCACTGAAAAACTAATCTGTGCTCCCCAGTTATTACTTTTAACGTAGCTAGTAGGATCCATAGGGGTTGTATCGTTACCCATATAGAAGGGGGAAAACTGCATGGTCGTACCATTACAGCTATTATTACTACTAAAGTATTGTCTAGATGGTGCGCCATTATTTTGGAACTGCACCGCCTGATTAGTGACGTTACCCGTAGCAGCTGCTACAGGATTTGATGTATTCTGAACTTTTGGATCTTCTGCGTAAGCAGGTACTATTGCGAGAAGATTGATAAGGAGGTAGTAGTAGAAACCTGTTGAATAGTTTCGTCGATGTCGATTGACTCGACTACCCCTGCTGCTCTGGTTACCAGTTCTAGTTGAAACTGATCCCCTGCAGTATGTACTGAATAGGTTGTGGAAGAATCTTTGATGTCCCCACTTGGTGTTACGTTTGTTCCTGACCATGATGAATAAGCACCACCATAGATTTCAGTCGCAATAGTCCGATCAATATCAATGGTGGTAGTTGTAGTTGATTGCATTGACCCCTGTGTAAAGTTAGGGGTGACACTTTGTGCTGCTGCTGGACTAGCCAACATCAAAAGTACGAGTAAGCGTTTCATTCTTCTTTCTTTTTAGGATCAGAGGATTTACCGTTTGATTTGTTATTAGATGTAGTCAATCCAAAAGTCGCCAAAGCTCCCGTAAAAATACTGGCAGGAAAAGTTATATCCCCACCAACACTTTTCTTAAACATTGGTAGTTCAACGTAGTTAAGAGTAATAATAAAACCACTCCAAATTACAACACCTAGACGTACAAATGTACCTAGGATTTGAAGCTCGTCCTCTGTATTTTCTTTAACTTTTTCTAAGAAGTTTTTTGGTTTTCCTCCGGTTGCTTCTTCTTTAACTTGCTCCATAGTTGTTTGATAATAGGTTTAAATAATGAAACTAAATATTTAAATAATGATTGACCTATTAATGTGGCAGCTACTGAAATAAATGCAGTAGTAGCTGCAGTAGTCATAATCGTAGTTGTAGGCATAGGGACTTCAATGTCCGTAAATGGTACACCTATGATCTGTGCTTCTGGTGGAACATAAGGTTTGGCTGGTGTAGCACTAGGTTCTGTATCTTTTGGTGCTTCGTCGTATGTATTGCTGTTAATCCCTTGTATACCAGGAGGTGGCCTAAGTGTATTAGGAGGTACTACAAGCGGTTTGTAGTTGGGTAAATCTGCTTGCGGTACATCTAGTATAGGACCGGGTAATCCCGGCGCTTCAGGCAGCTCTAGGTAAGGGAAGGCAGGTATTTCTTCCCATTCCATTATTTAGTTGGGAACAATCCTGCAGAAACAAAAGCAACTACTTTGTCATCAACATCATTATCAGTTGATTTAGCATATGCCTTTAGAAGATCAAGAATAAGGAATTTAACCTTTTCTGATTTCATAAAGGAAAACAGGATTGGACGGATAAGAGTAATCATAATTTTAAGATGGTTTAGTTGGCCAAGTCATGGTATGTGGAAAACCTTCAGCTGATGGTAGGTCACGCAAAGCTTGGCGATATGTAGCCCATGCTGTTTTATCAGCAGTGCTATCAGCAAGCTGAGTCCAATCAGATTCAGTTAGTTTAGTAGAACGTAGTTTGCGTACATCTGTAGCTGCAGTGCTATCAACACTAGACCTATATGCGGATTCTTGTTCAGCTGCAGTAGCTTCTTCAGTGTCAGTAAAAACCGGACCAGCGATAAACTTAGTGAACCACTTACCATCAATCTCTTCTATACCACTACGTGTACTAACACCATAAGGTGCTGTTACTGTAGCTTCAGCACCGTTAAGTACAGCATCATAGCCATAACTATCTAGGATTTCAGTTGTAATTTGCTTAGGGAAGCTTGTATTTGGTTGTGAGGCTTTAAACTGACTAACAGTAGTCAGCTCACCTGTTGATCTGTTTCTAATTTCCATAGTATTTATTAAGCGATAGCAAGGAACAGGAAAGTGCCGCCAGTATTATTGAAACCACCGGCGGTTGCAGAAGACTTGACGGTAAATCCAGAGCTAGTAGGGTCAATATAATCAGCATATGCTGCTTCCGCTGTGGTTAAATCAAGGTAAAGGGTTGGATCATAAGAATTTGTT